CACGGGGTACTGGGCCTGACAAGCCCTTGGATAGAAATATCCAAATCCAGACCTCGTAGTTGAGGTCAAGACGTTTGCGTCGTTTTGAGGCGACGATGTGAACGTACTCTTTAAAGTCCTCATAAAGAGGGCTTTATGTCAGAAAGAGAACGCTACAGGAACGGTGTATTAGACTCTGTGACCCTACCGGGTGCAGCGAATAATGCTACCGGCTACGACGGAAGCGGACACACTTTGGCGTGGCCAACCCAGGCTAACAAGCTTTGGAATTTGGCGACGTTCTCAGAGTATTCGCAAGACACAGTGACGCCCAAGTGGAAAGAGCTTATTGCGGCCGGAGCGATTATTAATAATCACTACCGTCGTTCTAAGACTACTATCACTGGGCCCACACCGGATGAGTTCATTGAGCACTATAAGTATCCTAGTGTCAATGATCTTCAATGCTCGACGCATAGTACCAAGCACCCGATCTACTCAAAGTGCAAAGGTTACCATGCTACAGCCCCGGCTGACGTCTTTTTGACGCCAGATGTCGGTGTTCGTAGTGCACTCGCAACCCAGGTCGCAAACCTGGCTGTGGTGCAAGCAAGGGCAAACATCTCAGAAGCTGATTTGTTAGCCTACGCGACTGCAGCGGAAAGCCGGAAGACCGTGGAATCAGTCCTGTCAATCTTGTCAAGAGTTCGAGGCATAGCTAAAGCTGTCCGTAGATTGGATGGCCGTAGGCTACGTCGAGAACTCTCTTTCAATGAATTGCAGGACCGTTACATGGAATACCGGTATGCTATCCGTCCGCTATACTATGATGCGACTGGCTTATTGGCTGCTCTGGAAAAACAGAGAGGTCATATTCGTCAGACGTATAAAGGTTACGCGCAGGATAGCATGTCTGACAGTTACACAGGTCCGGATATTTCTGTTTACAAGAGCCACATTCGTGGTAATTGGAACAAGAAGTATTCTTATACTGTGTCTGCCAGAGCAGGCGAGTTGTGCGATGTTACCATCGAAGCAATGACCCCTTGGGGTGCTGATCGACTACCTGAAGCTATTTGGGAGTTACTCCCTTTTAGTTTCATAGTCGATTGGTTTTGCAACCTTGGTGATATTGTTGCGGCTCGCGCTCCGAAAGCTGGTGTGAACCAGCTCGCCTCGTGGGTAACGGTCAAAGAGACCCTTACCTCAGAATCGTGGTTATCCAACGTACGCTCAACTTGGCCTACGATCTCTAATGGCGGAACTGTTATACAGTTCACCGCCGGAGACTCGTACCAAAAGCGCGAGGAATTGGTCCTCGAACGTATGGTTAACCCAACGCCTTCCTTTGTTCCCCAGGTTGATATCAATCTGGATGCATGGAAGGTAGCCGACCTTGCCATCATTTTGAGAAAAGTTCTCAGATGACGAGCGCGTACAAAGGAGTATCCCCATGCAACCGAACACCATCACTCTTGCGGTTGATATCGCAAACAGCGGAAGTACTACGAATGAAGTCTATAACCGGTATGAGGAAACTCAGAACCGGACGACTTACATTGGGAGTGGCCATACCCCGGATTCCCGGGATTCCCTCACCCTGTATCGTACTCAACCAACCCGTACCGGAAATTTCAAAGGCGTTGCCAAATCGGCAGTGAAGTTCACTGACGATGTGGAAGTCAGCGGTGTGGATTCTTCCACTACGCTGGCCGCACCGATGATTTTGGAGATTTCTTTCTCCATCCCGGTGGGCACTGCTGCTACAGACGTTAAACATCTGCGCCAGCGTGCTCTTGCCGCACTCGACGATGACTCCGTTATGGACGCGTTGAACATTCAGCTGATGGTCTAAAGCCATGAGATTATCTCCTCTTGAGGTAATCCTCATGGTCGCAGGCATCATAACCTTAATCAAGGTTGGGTGGTTCTGATGAAATGGACTCGTATTGTTGAAATACTTGTTCAAATCATTTCGATCATCTATACCGAGATGGTTACAAGGCGGAAAGTCTAACAAATCTAAACGGAGAATGCTATGAAACGTAGCACGTCGAAAAGAGACCTTAACCAAGTTGTTAAGGTGAAACTTCCCAAGGATTATCCCTGGCAAGTCCTCGGCAAGTTAGTTGAAGACCTCAGAGATTTCCTCGATCCAGATAGTCTGAAACTTGTTCGTAGCATCGTGAGGAATCGTGATGTCGAACAATATTTCCTACTATCAGAGGAATGGGGGCCACAGAGTATTACCCTCGTAGGATACACCGCTTCAGAATTGTTTGCGAGGTATCAAATCTCCGCCCTTTTAAAGAAATTTCAGTTCACCGGCGACCGCGAAAAGCGACGTTCCGCTGCCCTTAAGAAATTTAAGGAAGCAGAACTAGCATGTAAGTTCTTCAATGATAATTCAAAGAAGCTTGCATTCCTAGACGATGATACTGAGCTCGCGTGTTATACTTACGCGCGAGAGTTTCTGCAAAAGGTTCTCGGCTCAGAATTACCTGAGTCCGAGGAGTTGACGCTTTGGTCACGTCATGGTCCAGGATCCAACCTCGACACCAGTCATCGCCAGGTTTCTTTGTATGATAAATACAAGAACTGGCCATACTCGTGTACGAAAGGATCTTTGGATTTGGCACGGTCTGCTATTCAGAACGATGAACGTTGGCTAGGAGCACTTGAAGATGATTACAGGGTAAAGAATAACTTACCCAAACATGTAATTCTCGATCAAGATGTATTCTGGGCCAATGTTCTAAAGATCGTTCCTGGCAACCGTATCACTTTCGTGCCTAAGAACGCTAAAACTGAGCGTTCTATTGCGATTGAGCCTTGCATGAATTTGTACCTGCAACTTGGAGTTGATGGTTACATTCGCCGGCGCCTTAAGCGCTGGGGAATTGACCTTGACTCTCAGAAGCGAAATCAGGTTTATGCAATGCTCGGGTCGGGCCATTTTCACAATTCATTTGTGACTTTGGATTTAGCGGCAGCTTCCGATTCCATTTCGTTGGAATTATGTCGTCTGCTCCTTCCGCCCCAGTGGTACCGTTATCTCATCAAATTAAGATCACCTGTTGGCGTTCTTGATGACGAACTCGTAATTTACGAGAAAATTTCGTCGATGGGCAACGGTTACACATTCGCGTTGGAGAGTGCGATTTTCGCAGCAATTTGCTATGCTGTTGAAAAGCACCTCCATGGATCATGTCAATTTGGAAGTTTTGCAGTCTTTGGCGATGATTTAATCGTCAAAACTTCATCTTCTTCATTGGTGATCCGTATGTTGAACTTGTTCGGCTTTAACCTCAATCATGAAAAGTCCTTTATACACGGACATTTTCGTGAAAGTTGTGGTGCCGACTGGTACAACGGCATCTCTGTTCGACCGGTTTTCCTAACTTCCCAGCCTACAACAGCGATGGAACTGTGGTGCGATATCAATCGCATTCGCAGGATCCTATCCCTGCGTGTTTGGCATGGAGAGTTCGAGACTCCACAATTCATGCAGAAATGGATTCCTGATGGTGTTAAACATCATGTAGGGCCATATTCTGATGAAAGTTTCGACTCTTACCTCCATGTTCCTGAACCCGTTTCACGGTACAGGAATGGTTGGTGGAAGTTCCTTCATATTGTTGTAACAACAAAACGAAGGAAAGGGGAGGACTTCCTTTTCAGGAAGTTGATGCACTCCTTACGTGCTGAGCCGGCCCATTCGTGGGCAAGAACAGAGACAGGAAGTAGATTCATTATTACTGATCTTAGATCGGTAATAGTGAGCCAAGCGTACTCGCCTGCCAGTTACTGG